TAATATGGCACTAGACTACGGCAAACGAATCACAACCGAGAGCTTCCACGATGGCAAGCAGTCCAACTGTAAGGTAGAGATGTCTATACCGATCATGGTGGCAGACAAGACCCAAGCACTCACAGAGCTAATGAAAGCACTGGAACTAATCACTAATGGTCAGACCTTTCAAGTTAATATCCGTATAGATGCCGACCCCTATAGCCACCAACTTAAAAAGATTACAACCCAATATGTCGTACAGTAGTTTACAAGCCAATGACTAACTGATATATTATTAAATGAAAGAGTTATGCCGTACCAACGATTGCTCATAAAGGAACAATCAAGCATGAGCATCCACTTAGAAAAAAAAGATTTAAAAGACGCTTACTATGAGGCATCAAAAACAACTAAGGACTGGCAAAAGCCTTTCGATGAGTACGAACGCATAGCAGCTAACAAACTATCCAAGACTATCGGTAAGAACATGCCTAGGGTCAATGATGGCTCACTCGCAGCATCACTGATAGAAACACCAATGCAGGTGCTACCAAGCCTACAACCCGGCAAGTTTACCTCACGCTCAACCTCACAAGCATGGGTTAATGAGATAGCTAACATCATCTGGAAGAACATTATTGTACCCGGTGCGAACACTCAAGCATCATTCTTTGATAAAGAGCAGATGGCACTATACCGAGCCTTGAAGTATGGTGGACAACCACGCTACAACTTCTTTGTTTCAAATGATGAGTACACTGGCTCAGACTGGTCACTACCATACATCCGTAACGTCAAGCTAGAGCCTGGCAAGTTCTCAGTCGATGACTGCGACTATGTATTCTTAGACATCTATTACACCAAACTACAGCTCAAACGGCTGATACAGTCTCACAGTAAAGAGAAAGACACCACTTGGAACGTCAAGGTACTCAAGAAGCTAGTTGATATGTCGATGACCTCTAAAGAGATGGAAGAACAGAACATCAACGAACGAAGCAAGCAGATACACGCATCAGGTATTAAGCTCACAGCCTGTTTCAATCGTGGCTCAGGTACGCCATTCTATATGTTTAGCTCACAACTCGATGCGAAAGATGAAGCCGTCAGAGATTGGATTAACCCCGACCCAACAGGTGCATTACCGATCACTATGCAATATTGCTATGAAAACCTTGAAAGTCCATACGGTATCGGTCGAGCAGAACTAGCAGGACCAACCCAGAACGTACTAGACTTCATGACCCAAGCTCATGTCTTTGCTACTCAGGTAGGACTACAGCCACCAAAGAAGATAAGTGGCTCAACCGACCAGACTAACTTCAACTCACTAACCTTTACCCCAGATGCACTATGGCAAGTCGGACAAGCTCAGATAGATGTAGTCAATAACACCAATGCAGTCTATACACAGTTTCCTAACAACTTCGGACTATACAAAACACAACTCCAGACCTTGCAGGGTAGAACAGACGGCTCAGTAAGTGCCGAGGCTGGCAACCCATCATTTAGTAAGACCCAAGCTGGCGTTGAGATGCAGCAAGACCGAACTAACTCACAAGACAACTACTTGCGTAACAAAGCCGATGTAGCAAGCGGCAAGATGGCAGAGAAGATGATGAACGTACATATGGCGAACATGCAGGGTGCAGACATCTTACAAGTAGCGAAAGAGGATAGAGACAGACTAGTGAAAGCAGGTTACTTTGATGACAACCCAGACACCGAGACACCATCAATCGAGGAAGTACCAATCCTTTATGACGAGCTAATGGTTCGTGATGAAGATGGTGGACTATCCAACCGAACATTCAAGTTTGAGTTTGACCCACGACCAGAAGCAGATGAAGATGAAAAGAACCGATGGGTAGAACTAATTGATATAGCTACCAGTAATCCTAACGTCATACCAGCAATGGCAGAATCAGGCTATGAGTTTAATCTCGGTGAAGCCTTTAAGAAAGTTATTGCAGCAAGTGGTGCGGATAGTTGGGATAAAGTGCTTGTCGAGTTAAGCCCAGAGGAACAAGAGCAAGCCAAGATGCAACAACAGATACAGCAAATCATGCAAGAGCAGGGTGTTGATGAGCAAACTGCCACAGCTATGGTTCAACAGCAGATGGGTGGCGGTGAAGAAGAAATGCTACCAGAGGAAGAACTACCACCAGACGAACAAATGCCAATCGAGGGTGAAGTCATGGAAGAACCATTACCACAAGACCAGCAAGCTATCATCGAAGAACTACAAGCAACCATGCAAGAATACGACCTTGACGAAGAAGCAGCCGGTGCAGTCTTACGTGCGAGACGTGAGGGGTATGACGAAGAAGAAATTGTCAGATTCTTAATGAAAGGCGGAGAATAATCATGGCTGATAGTGAAACATACACTGGCATAGATGAACCACCAGCAGGTCAGTTTGATAATGAGAAGATTGACAAAGCTACTAAGCAGAAACTTGAGGATGAGAAGCGTAAATTAGCAGAGGTAACGCCTGTACTCCAAGACATCGTTGATATGATTGAAAGAGAGCGAGAGGTACAACTAAGCTTCATAGCTGATTATGTAGATAATACCAAAGATGATGATGATAACTTCCGAGCCGAGCTTAAAGCAGCAGGTCGATACCGTAAGTACCTAGAGGTCTTAAAGTCTAAGTTTGCACTAGAACTCCGAGAGACGAGGCGTAAAGATGAGCGATAAGACCAAAGGCTACCGAAAAGCTGCCTACACTTTCGACATTGATAAGATGGGTATTACTTCCAAGCTTGCATCACTCCGACAAGAGGGTAACTACCTCATAGGACAGACTGAGACAGGCGTACGATTCAGACAGCATATCCCGGCAGGTAAGGCACTAATAAAGAAAGGAGACAGCTATACGTTAATAGACAGAGTGGTTACATAGTGTGTATGCCGAGCAGCGTACCTACTATGAAGCTCCCCTGCTTCGGTCTCACTCACCTAATGAGTAGCGGCTCACCACCGATAGAACGGTAGATTAAACGAAAGGGAGACAATATGGCTGATGATGAATCAACCAACGATGTGCCAGCAGAGGCAGTCGAAGAACCAGCGGAAGATCCAATTCTTTCAGCACTGGGAGACACAGAAGATGACCAAGACGAGCAAGCAGTCGAGGAAGTCGCAGAAACACCAGATGATGAAGAATCCGAAGCTGAGGGTGAACCTACACCTGAGCAAGAGGGTGACGATGATGATGATGAATCATACGACCCAAAGGAAGAAGCCAGACAAAGGTATGAGGAACGCCAGCGCGTTATAGCAGAGCGAGAGGCACGTGTTCGGGAACAAACTGAGGAGTATGTCTCCGAGGGTGAAGATGAATACGACCAGCGGCTCAGAGCTATGGAAGTCAGCGAGTACAGCAATCTAATTGCTAAAAATGAGCAAACGCTCATCAATGACTTTGAACGTGCAATAGCCGACCCAAGCTTGCAGATATTTAATCCAGACAATAAAGACCAGTTCAACGAAAGAGCCTACAACAAAGCGGTGAAAGATTATAACGCTGGATATGTAGGTTATGACCAGAACGGTAACATGACTGAGATTAAAGGTTCGTTATATGAACATTTACAAGAAACAGCAGACTTATTAAAAGGTGCGTCTCGAAGTGGTGCAGTCCAACAGGTGCGAGCTAGTAAGAATGTCCGCAGAAATGCCGACACGAAGCCAGCAGCGTCACCACAGAGGGGTGGATCATCGAAAGACCCAATCCTTGAAGTATTATCTGCTGACTAACTATGGAGATTTAAGATATGGCTCAGAATTATTCAGCCGCACACCTCAAGGTACTTGATGAAAGATACCACCTAAAATCAAAAACAGACCTTATCGTAAACAAGGGCATCCGCCTAGACTTTAACGGTAAGAACTCTGTAACTATCTACAATGTAGACGTTGTTGCAGAAAATGACTATGTACGAAGTGGTACTAACCGTTTCGGTGCATTAGTCGAACTCGGTACAGGTACACAAACCTTTACCCTAAGCCAAGACAAAGCTTTCACGTTCAGCATTGACCGTGGAAACTACGAAGATAGCCAGATGGTTACAGAAGTAGCAAAAGCTGTTAAACGACAGCAAGACGAAGTTTCAACTCCGGCAACTGACATTTACCGACTTGGCGTACTTTCAGCTTACGCAATCGCTAACACTCAAGGTGTAATTGGTGGTACAGCAGTTGCTTACAACACTATTTACCAGTTGATTCTTGCACAGCAAGCAGCTATGAGTGAAGCAAAAGTCCCAGAAGACGGACGAGTTCTATTCATCACTCCTACTAACTACAATCTCCTAAAGCGAGACCCTGAGTTTGTACGTGATGCAGACCTTACATACAGAGACCTCAAAAAAGGTATTCTAGGGCAGGTTGACGGTCTAACGATTGTTCAGCTTCCAACTAGCTACTTTGTTGCTAAGTTTGAGTTCTTAATCGTCAAAGATGACCTATTAGTTTCACCAATGAAGTTTAATAGTGTTCGTACTCTTGATGATGTGCAAGGAATCGATGGCTGGATTGCAGAGGGTCGCCGTTACTACGACGCTTTCGTTCCAACCCAAAAAGCTGTAGGTCTCAGAGTTTATACAAAAGCCTGAGGTCAGTAGCACATTAACATCTTAGGTTAGGGAATAAAGAGATTACTTGTATTGTACCGTGGGTGGTAATGATATAACGATTTCTCTCTGACCTAAGATAGATTTAACTAAGTAATAACAAAGGAGTTTTTTATGGCAAAAGCCGAAATAACTAAAAACAAGCCAGCGAATAAGCCAGGTGCTTATATCCACAAAGAATCAGGACAACGAGTAGTAATTGAGGAAAACCATGGTGTCGGTACTCAAATTGCAGATGCGTTTGTTCAGGTCGGTTTCGTACCCGATGATTCTGCTCAAGGCGAGAAAGAAGTGAAAAAAGCGGAGTCAGACGAAGCTCCTGTAACTAAGAAAGAGAGAAAATAAAATGGCAAACCCAGCAAATTCAACTGCTTACCGCCTACCTGATGGTCGAATGGCTGTCAACGTAACGGAAGCAAAAACTCTAGCTGCTGCCGACAGCGGTTACGTTCAGAACGTAATCTACGCTAACGGTGCAGTTACACTTCCAGCTACTGCCGTACATGGTACATTCATTATCCGTAATGGCGGAGTACCTATATCTGGTGGTCCATCTGGAACTGGTGATGATGGAAACCTTATCACTGTCACACCAAACGCTTCTGACAACGTAGAAGGCGGTGTAGACGGAACAGCTACTGATGGTAAACCATTTGAAAACACAGCAGCAACTGCTCGTGTTGGAGATGAAATCACAGTAATTAACTCAGGTCTAACAGCAGGTGGTATGGTTTCAGGTGTCAAAGGCATCTGGGTTCGTAACAACGCTTAATTAAGTTGAGTTAGTGGCGGCATAAAGCCATGATTACGTAGAGTACGACTCGGAGCGTAAAGGTAATAAATGCTGCCACACTAATATACAATAAGGAACATATGGACAAGAGAGCATACCAACGGCAATACTACCAAAACGAAGAAACCCAATCGTTGCAGAGTAAACAGTATCAACAGCGAACTGCTCAACTAGATGAAATATCTAATACCATAGTCCTTGCAGTCACAGAGCTTGTTAAGTTCTTAGACGGCAAAACAACCAAAACAGAAGTAGTCAATCAACTTAAAAGTATATCTACACCTGATGTCGATAAAGTCGTAACGGCAATATCGAAACTAGATAAGGATATACTTGCCAACAAGCTAGACATTAAGCCACTCAAACAGGGCTTAGATGCACTCAAGCGTGAACTATCACTGATACCGAAAAGCCTACCGAAGATACCGGAACAGAAAGATGCTATCAAAGTCACCAACCTTAATGAAGTGACACTAGACACCAAAGACCTAGAGAAAGCTATCAAAGACCTCAAGCTCGACCCGAAGATAGATGTAGCCAGTCCAACGGTTAATGTAGATGCACCAAACCTCAAGCCACTACAAGATGTCATGCTCGACCTGCTCAAGGCTGTTAAGAATCAGAAGTACCCAGAGTTTCCAAAGATAGATATACCAAAGACCGACCTCAGCAAAGTAGAAAAGAAACTAGACGAACACAAGAAACTACTGAAAGAGATTGTTGATAAGCCAGTAGGTGGCGGCGGAGGTGGCGGTGGTGGTTCATCATTCACAGATGCACAAGGTAAATCAGTATACGTTACTCTAAATCCAGATGGCTCATTGCCAGTTAGTGCCACGATCAACAACACTCTAGTACCAGAGCAACACGATGAAATCCAAGCTACCTA